AGGGAAGCGATATTAAAGTATATCTGGTAAAAAATGGACTTAAACAGTCGCATATTGCTAAGAAAGCAGGAATACCAGAACCAATTTTTTGCATGATGCTGAATGATAAAAGAAGAATTGAAGTGAATGAGTATATGCGGATATGTGATGCGATTGGCGTTCCGTTGGAACAATTTAAGCCACGCATGCCGGTCAAAAAATAAGAGGGGAGATGATTGGACGGTGAGTAAGAAAAAATCTAAAAGTGGAAAAGTTATACTTTCAGAGCGGATAATTAACATTGGTGAATTAGAATCCTTTATCAGAAGTGCCTACATGGACACCGTAAGAGTCCGGACATTGGTGGAAGATGGGAGAGCGGATACAGAGCAAATATTAAGTTATCTGCAATCAATCCAGTTGACACTTTTAAAGGCAAAGGATTTTGATTTTTTTCTTGAAAAAAGAAAAGTCATTGTGAATAGCCATCCACATCGGGATTAACGGTCTGCTTGAACTCATTGAGATAGTGGCAACCAGTTGGGTATGGACAGCGCATGAGGACGTAGTTTTTACTCTGTTTGTTCATAGGTAACCTACTGTTTTCAATGATAGGACAAGTAGAACGTTGAAAAACAATTTCAGTTGCTGAATCTTGAATTTTGTAATAGCCAGTCAGTGTAATAATTTCATCCCAATAAGGGCATTTAATGGTTTTACCGCAGGTGGTAAGTGTCATGTAATGTAATCTCCTTTTGAGTGATAAAAATAGATTAACATTTTCAAAATAAAAATTCAAGTGTTCAAAATGTAAATGAATTGTATTTAAGAAGGGAGATGAGAGAGTGTGGATTTCAAGAAAAAGATGGAAGGTGCTTGAAAAAAGAATTGCTGACCTTGAAAAGCAAGTTCAAAGCCAGCAGAAAAAAGTAGATGCCATTTGTGATTTCCGGCTAGAAAGACAAAAATTGCTTTCTAAAGCTGGTCCGAAGCATCATTGGGCTTAGCAAAACCTATTCTTCTTGCGGGTTTAGTTTTATCTTCACGTTCAACAGATGTGAGTAAGAAATTGAGTTGGCTGTATCACAAATGGAAGATTCAGAAAATTAAGAACCGCGTACAGGCACAGTTAATAACCTATTAACAGGAGGTGGGCTTATGGCAAGATATCCAAAGAAAGCTACATACAGAACCTTTGTGATCGATTCTAAAACCGGTGAATGGAAACAAATTGATCCCAAGGATATACCTCAGAACAAAATTGATGAGTTGTGTGACAAGTTTGCGCTTGGCGCAGGTTATAAGCGCGTAGAGTAGCCACTGCGGTGGCTGTGCGGACAAGCTATAAAGGAGAAAACATGAAACAAAGAGCTTTTGAAATAGGAGTCGCAATTATGATGTTTGGTGCAACTGCGATGGACTCGGAAGGAGTTGGCTGGATAATTGCCGCAGGTATGGTGGTTGCTGGTGGAGTGATTTCGTTTGCAGCGTATGCATCAGAGAGACTTGAAAAAGAACGCCGGGAAATTGAGCGCCGGATACAGAAACTCCGGAAAGCAAGTTGAAAGGAGAGATATGCACATCAGTGGAACGAGGCCTGTAAAACCGGACAAGCAGATCCTTATCCCGACGTACCCACGGAAGGGAAAGAAAAATGAAGGGGATTTTAAGGATTTACTGGATCTGGAAATAAAAAAGATGGAATCACAACAGCCGTCCAAAGCACAGTGATTCCACCAATTGGGGGTTTTGTTTCTCTATATTTAGGGAAAACAAAAGAAAAAGTAAGTATTAAAAATAATACTGTATTTTTATTTTACAAGAAATAGATTGGATGTGTAAGTAAAATTATGTATTTTCGAATTTGTGAGCACTGTGGTGCGTATCTGGATCCCGGGGAAACATGCGATTGTGCTGAACGGGCCAGAAAGAAAAATAGCAATTACATGACGCTTTTTGAAAGTGGTCATGATGGGCAGATGAAAATGAAAGTAGAGGAAAACAATGAGAATTACAAATATTAAGATCAGGAATCTTTTCGGAATCAGGGAATATGAACAGGATGGAAGTTCCGTGGAACTGTCCGGGACAAATGGTATTGGCAAAACATCCGTGATTGATGTCATCCGGTACGCACTGACAAATAAATCTGACAGGGATTATATTGTCAGGAAGGGGGAGACAGAGGGAGAGATCCTTATTGAGACAGACACAGGACTCCGGATTAACCGGAAATCCAGAACCAATCAGGCGGATTATAAAAGCGTGAAGCAGAACGGGGCAGAAATCGGAAGCCCGGAAGCGTTTCTTCGTGACATTTTTACGCCGCTGCAGCTTAACCCGATTGAATTCATGGAAATGGATAAGAAGAAACAGAATGCCACAATTCTGGACATGATCGAATATGACTGGGATATCAATAAGATCAAGGAATGGTTCGGGGAGATCCCAGGCTGGGTATCGTATGACCAGAACATTTTACAGATTCTTGATGACATCCAGAGCGAAAAGGGTGAGTATTTCATGCACCGGCAGGATATTAACCGTGATATCCGCAATAAGAAAGCATTTATTGAAGAGATTGCAGAGGGAATTCCGGCAGGATATGACGTTGAGAAGTGGAAAGCTGCTTCCACATCGGATATTTACCATGAGATTGAACAGATCCGGAGTGATAACCGGATGATCGAAAAGGCGCAGATGCTGAAAGATGCAAGAGACAGCAAGATCCGATCGTTTGAAGCGGATAAGGAAATCGCAAAATCCGCACTAGATACGGAATTTTCCAATCGTTCCCATCAGATTGAGCAGGATATTTTAAAACTGAATAATCAGATTAAGGCTTTGCAGACAGAGCAGGAAGGACTTGCGGCAAAGAAACAGGACAAGCTGGATCTGATTGAGCAGAAATATGAAACGGATGTTGCAAAGTATGACGCGGAAGTTGCAGAGTATGCTCCATACATCGACAAGGAAAAGAAAGATGTGTCAGGTCTTGTAAAGGATGCAGAGTACATGGAAAAGATGAAAGGACATATCAATGAGTATGAGCGCATGATTGATTTGCAGAAAGATGTAGAAGATCTTTCTGCGGAATCTTCGGATCTTACGAACAAAATCGAAAAGGCGCGGACTCTTCCGGGAGAAATTTTACAGAACTGCAGTATTCCAATCGAGGGACTTACGGTTGAGAATGGTATTCCGCTGATCAACGGACTTCCGGTATCCAATCTTTCCGAGGGTGAAAAGCTGGATCTGTGCATTGATGTATCAATCCAGAAGCCGAACGGGTTACAGATTATTCTGATTGATGGTGCAGAGAAACTTTCCACTGGTTTGAGGGAAAAGCTGTACGCAAAATGTAAAGAAAAGGGATTGCAGTTTATCGCAACCAGAACCACGGATGATACTGCAATGACCGTTGTTGAGTTATAGGGGGCAGGACATGGACAATACAGAAATTATGACGGTTGAGCACAATCAGCTTTCAACAAATGTTTTTTCTGATCCAGAATCATTTCAGAAAATTTTTAATATTGGGAAAATGTTTGCATCATCTTCTCTTGTACCACAGGCATATCAGGGAAAACCGATGGATTGCACAATCGCATGTGATATGGCAAACAGAATGAATGTTTCCCCGATGTTTGTGATGCAGAATTTGTATGTTGTAAAAGGGAAACCTTCATGGAGTGGACAGGCGTGTATGTCAATGATCAAAGCATCTCCATTATTTAAAAGTGTAAAGCCAGTCTATACAGGAGAACGAAATACAGACAGCTGGGGATGCTATATCAGTGCTATTCGGAAAGAGGATGGTGAAGAAATTCATGGAGCAGAAGTAACTATTAAAATGGCAAAGGAAGAGAAATGGTATTCAAAGAAAGATAAGTATGGAAATGAAACATCAAAATGGCCAACAATGCCAGAACTTATGCTTGCCTATCGTGCTGCTGCATTTTTTGCAAAAGTATATATTCCAAATTCCTTAATGGGGTGTGCAGTTGAGGGCGAAGCGGAGGATATCTCCCCGGTACCAGTACAGGCACCACCAGATCCGTTTGCCGGATCAAAAGAAGCACAGATTGAAAGAGAAGTATCGGAGGTATTTGACAATGTTATTAACGAGTGAAAATTATTACAGCCAGGAAGCAAACAGAGAGTATTTGTCGGTCAGCCAGTATAAAGATTTCATGGGTACATACGGAAAAACAGGATGCGAGGAATACGCCCTTGCAAAACTGGATGGTACATGGGTAGAGAATATGGAAGATTCTGACGCGCTGATGGTCGGCTCCTATGTGGATGCACACTTTGAAGGTACGCTGGACCTGTTCAAGGCACAGCATCCGTGTATGTTCAAAAAGGATGGAAGCCTTATGGCAAAGTACATCAAGGCAAATGAGATGATAAACCGTTGTGAGCGCGATCCATTGTTTATGCAGTACATGAGCGGAGAAAAGCAGGTCATTATGACTGCGGATATGTTTGGGGCGAAATGGAAAATCAAGATTGACAGCTACCATCCTGGGAAATGCATCGTGGATCTGAAAACCTGTCAGAGCATTACAAAGGAATTCTATCATCCGGATACCGGACATCTCAATTTTCTTGCAGAATGGGGATATTACATTCAGGGCGCGGTGTACCAGAAGGTGGTGGAGATCAATACCGGAAAGAAACTGCCATTTTTTATCGCGGCCGTGTCAAAAGAAAAAGTACCGGATATACAGCTGATCGCAGTGGAGCAGAGTCTGCTGGATGAAGCAATCACAGAAGTGGAGCGGAATGTGCCCGGTATTGTGGCTCTGAAAAACAGAGAGGTTGATCCAATCCGGTGTGAGCACTGTGATTACTGCAAACATACGAAAATTCTTAAAGCCCCTATCTGGTCCAGTGAACTGATCGGGGAGGTTTAAATGAAAGATTCCATTGTTATAGATATGAGATATGCCGGATATGACATGATTGACGGGACACCAAATGTACACCGGCATCATATTTTCGAAGGAACGGCAAACCGGCGGCTGTCGGATGAAGATGGCCTGTGGGTGCCGTTATCCTATGAGCACCATGAAGGAAACATGAGTGTGCACCGGAATAAGGAAATGAGTGTGTTAATGCACATAATCGGGCAGCTTGCATGGGAAAAACATTATATCGCTGGAAATGCGGATGTAAATGAAGCGGATGCAAGGGAAGCCTTCCGGAAGAGATATGGAAAAAGCTATTTGTAATCATACCGGCTCTTCGGAGCCGGGGAAAGGATATGCCAGTGAATATTGAACAGAAAACATTGACCTCTGTTGAGGTTGCGGAGATGGTGGGAAAACCACATAACGATTTAATGAAAGATATCAGAAGATACACATCCCAGTTTAACGAGGGGAATATTTCCCACGTTGAATTTTTTACAGAGAATACTTATCTGGATAAAAAAGGGCAGGAAAGACCGTGTTATCTGGTCACAAAGAAAGGCTGCGAATTTATCGCCCACAAGCTGACCGGAGTAAAGGGTACAGAGTTTACAGCAAAGTACATCAATCGTTTTCATGAACTTGAGGAACATGTGCAGAAACCACGCACGGCTCTGGAACAGATCGCATTGCTCGCACAGGGAGCCTTGGAACTGGAAGAAAAAGTTGATTCTGTGGAGCATGAGGTTTACTCAATCAAGAATGACATGCCGTTGTTTGGCGCGGAATCGGATGAACTGTCAGCACACGTAAAGCGTAAAGGGGTGGAAATGCTTGGTGGCAAGAAATCAGAAGCCTATAAGGATAACAAAGTACGTCAGACTGTATACCGTGATATTTACAGCCAGTTGAAACGTGAATTCGGTATTTATGATGAAGATGGAAAGACGAAGAGCTATAAAGCCTTGAAGCGTAAGGATCTGGCAGATGCGCATGAATTTATTGACTGCTACACTTTACCGGCATATCTGCAGGATGTGATCACAGGCTGTAATGCACAGATCAGAATGGATGGTGATCCGTGTGGAGTATAGTTTTACAATCCCCGGGCGGCTGGATGGCCTGAATGATTACACTGCAGCCAACCGGACAAACCCACATAAGGGTGGGAAAGCAAAGAGGGACAATGAGCTTCTTGTGATCGGCTGCATACGGCATCAGCTGCGTGGGATACATATCACAGGTCCGGTTTTGATCTATTATCATTTTTACGAAAAAGATATGCGGCGTGACGGGGACAATATTGTATCCTGCGGGGCAAAATTTATTCAGGACAGCTTAACCAAGACACAGGTGCTGCAGGAAGATAACCGTAAATGCATTCCAAATTTTTACCATGATGTGTCGGTAGACAGGGAGAACCCGAGAATTGAAGTTACGATAACGGAGCTGACAAAAGAACAATCCAAGATGTCACTTGTTGACCTGCTTAAAGATCTGGAAGTGGGGTGATGACTTGGCAGAAAAGAACAGCTTCGTCATGTACACAGAGTATTTAAAGCATATCCAGAAGATGGACATGGAGCAGCGGGGGAAGCTGTTCACTGCCATCCTCTGTTATGCGGCAGGGGAAGAGATACCGGAACTTGATGCGGCGGCAGATATGGCATTCAGCTTTATCCAAGATCGAATGGACCGCGATAATGCGGCATACATGCAGAAATGTGAGAAGCGCAGGGAAGCCGGTAAGCTTGGCGGCAGACCGAAAGCAAATGCTTCTGACGAAAAGCAAGTAAAAGCAAAAAAAGCAAATGCTTCTGACGAAAAGCAAGTAAAAGCAAAAAAAGCAAATGGTTTTTCTGAAAAGCAAAATAACCCTGATACTGATAATGAACCTGATAATGATACTGATATTAGTAGTAATGATAATAGAGTTATAGCACCTGCGGATAAAACGCTTTGTGCCGGAAAATTCCTCTTGAACGATGGAACAGAATACGAGGTGTCGGAGAACGACGTGGTTACATACCAGCAGCTCTATCCGGGGATCGACGTTAGACAGGAGTTGAGGAATATACAGGCATGGTGTCTGTCCAACCCTAAATACAGGAAAACAAGGGGTGGTGCAAAAAGGTTCATGAATTCATGGCTGTCCCGGTCACAGAACGGAGCACGGAAAGAACAGGCTGCACCGGAAAAGAAAACCCGGAACCGGTTCAATGATTTTGAGCAGCGTGAATGTGATTATGCGGATTTGGAAAGAACATTGCTCAATACACCGGTCCGGTAGGTTGAAACACCAGCGAAAGCAAAAGAAACCATTGCAAGTCAAGTGCGGAATTATAGTTATCACAAAAGCCATGTTCTTAACTTGCCGACACCGGGGCGGCAATCGCCCCACTACCCAAAGGGGTGAATAGGATGGAAGGAAATGTAGTAAGCAACCTTTGTTCATTGCCAGCAACGGATTTGAATTTTACATCAGAACTTAATCGGGCAACGGCATATCAGATTAAGCAGGCAATCGAGACGATGAAACAAAACGGTGGGAAAAATAAAGGCAGGATTAAAGCCTGTGAAAGAGAACTGGAAAACAGAAGACTTACGAAAAAAGATAAGCATGGAAAGTATGTCTCTAAGGAGCATTTAAGCATTCTTTGTAATACATTTTCATCGGAACATAGGCTTAAAGCCATTCTGAACAAGCTTGGGGAATACGAAGATGCTGAACGGCAGGGGTTGCATTTACATTTACCATGCAAGGAAGTGAACAGAATGGATAACAAGTGGATTCCATGTAGTGAACAGATTCCGGAAGAACCGGAAGAAAACCCATTGTTTGATGGAAAATGTTTGGAAGTATATTTGGTAACAACAAAATACGGAAGTAGTGAGCAGGATAAGGTATATCCGTTTAGAGCGTTTTGGAATGGAATTAATTTCACGGATGGAATGAATATTCTGGACGTTATCGCTTGGATGCCATTGCCAGAGCCGTACAGAGAAAGCGAGGAATAGCATGGAGAGGATATTGCTTTTTATCCGGTATTTCCGGGAACCTTCTGCCAATGCACAGGCTTGAGAGACAAGAACGGCAAGCTGATTTGGGAGAATGATATTGTTGCGTATTTGGATACATATAGTACAGAGAGCGGTTACGCAGAAGCAGATTGTATCGGTAGGGTCGTATGGGACGCTGAAACGATTTCATTCCAAGTTACAAACAGATTATCTGCTGAAAGCTATGAGGTTTTGGGTGAATGTAGTGTTATCGGCAACATATTTGACAATCCGGAATTGTTGGAAAGTGAAGAATAATATGACAGAGAGTGAAGCAATTAAAGAATTACATGCAATAAGACCGAGAGGTGGTATCATCCCGCAAAAGAGAGCCGAGGCTTTGGATGTTGCAATACAGGCACTTGAAGAAGTACAGCAGTACCGCGCAATCGGCACACCGGAAGAATGTCGGGCATCTGTGAAGAAACAGAATGCCAATCAAGTTGTAGAGCAGCTGGAAGCATACAGTAATGCAGATGAAGCAGAAAGACTTGGAACAATGCCAGTAGTGGAGCTTGCAGACGCAATTAAAATCGTGAAAGGCGGTGGCGCAGATGGCAATTAAGCCGATTTTATTCAACACCGAGATGGTTCGGGCGATTCTGGACGGACGGAAGACCTGCACCAGACGTGTGATAAAGCCACAACCACAATCAGGGCTATGTTATACATATGCAGGTGGCCACAAGGATTGTATAGGAAAATGGACATATCCAAACAGGGGAGCACACAAACTTTGGGGCGAAGAATATAAGCTTCCGGAAAATATAAAGGATGAGGAATTAAGCAAACGATGGAATCCACCATATCACACGGACGATATACTGTACGTGAGAGAAACATGGGAGCGTTTTGAGTGCTGGAATTGCGAGGGAGACGAAAGAGGAAGTTGCCCCAAGGAACCACAGAAAAGTGTTTTGGATAAAACCTGTGGTTGCTATATGTATCGAGCAACCAACGAAATAAGCGGAGATGCAAAGTGGCATCCATCCCTTCACATGCCGAAAGAAGCTGCGCGTATCTGGCTTAAAGTTACAGGCGTGCGAGTAGAGCGGTTGCAGGAGATTACATCAGAGCAGATTTGCAGAGAGGGTGTAGAGGTAGAATATCCTCATGCATTGAATGGAGAAGAAAAAAGATATGCGTTTTCGACTCTTTGGAACAGCACCATCAAGAAATCCGACCTTGATAGCTACGGTTGGAATGCGAATCCGTGGGTGTGGGTGATTGAATTTGAACGGTGCGAGAAGCCGGAAGGAGTGTGAGGTATGAGTAAAAGTAAAGCCAGTAAAATGAACGGCTATCGTAGTATGGTAAGCCGTCAGAAGAATGATGTTTTTAAGTTTAAGCCAAAGAAGAAAAAGAAAGGGTGATTGTATGGCTAAAGCAGTATTGGTTATGGATGACATGCCAGAGTGTTGTGCAGATTGTTATTGCGGACACTTTGAAAGAGACACCAAGGAACTTAATCTGGTATGTGGTGCTACAGGAGAGGATGCGAACAATGTCGGAAAGCCGGATTGGTGTCCACTTCGGGAGTTGCCGAAGCATAAACGCACGATTGGCACAGAGAGCGAAAGCAACTGGATATTGATGAATGTAGGGTACAATGCCTGCTTGGATGAAATTTTAAACTAAATCGAAAGGAGTAAGAGGTTTGCTGGCCAGCGTAAAAGAGCTCTTTACTCCAAAAACAAATGGAATCAGTAAAAGAAAGGATGAAGCGGCTGGGAGCTTATGAAAAAATCGCTTCATTCATGCAGAAAGAAAAGCAGGACTATAGCTTTAAAAGAAAATACGCACAGATCAGAGCACAGGAGTTCCGATCAGAGTGCGACAAGCGTGGTTTGAACTGCCATGTATCAGTAGGCGGATTGGATAGCATTATTTTATACATATTTCTCCATGAGGTGTGCGGAATTGATGTTCCGGGAGTATCGGCATCTACCTTGGAAGATGCGAGTATTCAGAGAGTACATAAGGCAATCGGGATTATAAATGTACCGCCGCTCATGCGGGATGATGGAACCAGATGGACGAAACCGAAAGTTATACAGGAATTTGGATTTCCGGTCATAAGCAAGGAAATCGCCGGGAAAATTGAGCTGCTGCAGAATCCAACGGAAAAGAATAAGACAGTCAGACACGCGATCATAACGGGAGAGACCGGGGAATACGGCGGCTGGCAGAAGAATTCGAAGATGCAGCTTAATCAGCGGTGGTTAAAGCTGTTCGGTGGATACGAAAATGAAACCGAAGGATGTGACTTTCAAAAGCCGGATTTTCTGGTATCAGCGAAATGTTGCTATTACCTTAAGGAAAAGAATTGTGATGACTGGGGAAAGGAACATAACAGTGTGCCATATTTGGGACTGATGGCATCCGAGGGTGGCAGACGTGCCAAGAGCCTACGGATGAATGGTTGCAACTACTTCGGGGCATCCACGATCAGATCAGCACCATTTGCAATATTCCACCGGCAGGACATTCTTACACTTGCCTTGGAGATGGATGATCTCTGGAAGAACGGATTAAAAGAGAAGTATCGTGCTGTTGGAATCAAGGATGGGATAATAACAGAAGATTTTCAGATGCCGGAATCTTTGATACCGGAGATTTACGGTACGATTGAGAAAAAGCCAGACGGCACGTTGTACACGACAAAAGCGCAGCGTACCGGATGCAGTATGTGCGGTTTCGGAATCCACATGGAGAAACGACCGCATCGGTTTGATCTGTTGTATGAGAGTAACCCGAAAGAGTGGGATTATCTGATGTTCCACATGTGTAAGGACAAGGACGGGAATGATTATGGATGGGCGAAAGTGCTGGACTATATCGGTGTCGGATGGGACCCGGCAACCATCGGTGGTAATTGCAAGGGGCAGATGAGCCTAGAAGATTTTATGTAAAGGAAGGAGATTACAAATATGGAAACAGGCGCAAGACCAAGAGGAACTGATGGTGCAAGAGTTATTCAGGTGATTGAGACAAAATCACTTAGGGGAAGTGGATTAAACGAGAAGGATAAGTGCAGAGAGGTAAAACAATATTGGAGTTTTGAAGGAGTGCTATTGGCTGAGAATGATCCGTGCACAAAAGAAACAGAGTAGTTTCCTACTCCGTTTTCTTACGTGCTGATTGTTTGGTTTCATCAATGCCTATTATATCAGCATAGAGAAGTTCTTGTTCATGACGGTTGATATACCATTGTTCAAGAAGATGCTCTATAAGTTTGATAAGCTTTTGCGCCTCATCTGGATCTATATCAACAATTAAGTTAATATCCTTTTCCATGTGGGCACCGATATTACCAATGCGACGAACACCGTCAATTACACGCCATTGTGTGGCTGGTATTTTATTTTCAAGCTCTCCAATAGCTTTTGAAAGATTGGTTTCTTTTATATCCCAAAAGTCACGAATCATTCCTTGGAGACAACGTCGCGATAATGTCGCAGATGCCTTTGGACTTAAATTGACGATGGAACATGCCTCTTCATAATCTTGACGAATTGCTTCTGGTATGTAATCTGGAAATTGTTTTGCCAGTGATTGGGGCTTAAGAATAGTGTTGATATCTTTAACGGATGGTCCCACTCCTTTCGCAAAAACAGTATATCGATTGCAATTAGGACATTTATAAAAACTAAGTTCTATGTTTGAATAAGTGTTTTCCGACATACCGCGTGAATACACATATCCGTCCAAGGACTCGAAACTTACATTTCGTTTACATAATGTATCATCAGAGATTGCCATAGAAGATGAGCAAAACGGACATTGAAAGCTAGACATAATTACCTCCTATAAATTAAAGCTTGCTATTATTATACAACAGTAAAAATAAATCTACAACTATAGAAAGGAGCCGAACCTCCGGCCGGGGTAACGATATATCGGGTTCCTTTTGAAAAATGACATATAAAGAATTTTTAGAATCAAAGATAGAACTTGCAACAGACAGCGGATTTGTTGTAGAGCCAGAGAAGGTAAATAAGGTATTGAAGCCACACCAGAGGGATGCTGTGGTGTGGGCGCTCAAAGGCGGTAGGCGTGCACTGTTTGAGAGTTTTGGACTTGGAAAGACGGTACAGGAAATTGAGTTTTGCCACTTGGCAGCAGAACATAGCAGCGGCCGTGCATTGATAGTGTTGCCGCTTGGAGTAAAGCAGGAGTTCACGCATGATGCGGTGGAAGTGCTTGGATATGAAAAGCCGGAATATTGTCGGACAATGGAAGAAGTGGAGCAGAGAACAAGCCAGATCGTATTGACAAATTATGAGCGTGTCCGGGATGGAGATATCCGGCCAGACTACTTCGCAGCGACAGCCTTGGATGAAGCCAGTGTTTTACGAAGTTTCGGAAGTAAGACTTATCAGACATTTTTGGATAAATTTAAAAATGTGCCGTATAAGCTCGTAGCCACCGCGACCCCGTCACCGAACAAATACAAGGAACTGATCCATTATGCCGGATACCTGGAAGTAATGGATACCGGGCAGGCATTGACGCGGTTCTTCCAGCGCGACAGCACAAAAGCGAACAACCTCACATTGTACCCAAACATGGAAGATGAGTTTTGGATGTGGGTAAGCAGCTGGGCACTTTTTATCACGAAACCTTCAGATCTCAATCCGGTATATTCCGATGAGGGATATGATCTGTCGCCGCTTGAAGTAAGATGGCACGAATTGCCGGTGCATTATGGCTATACTGCAGATCGTGACGGCCAGATGCAGTTATTTCAGGAAGCTGCCGAGGGATTGAAAGAAGCTGCGGCAGTTAAAAGAGAAAGCATTGACCGCCGTGTAGCGGAAATGAAGCGGATTGTGGAAGAATCGCCGGATGATCATTTCTTGTTGTGGCACGATCTGGAGAATGAACGGCATGCGATCAAGAAAGCACTGCCGGAAGTGGTGGATATCTACGGATCGATGGATTATGATCTGCGCGAGCAGAGGGTAATTGATTTTTCGAATGGACGGACAAAGTTGTTTGCTACGAAGAAATCATTGTCCGGATCCGGATGTAACTTTCAAAGATATTGTCACAGGGAAATATTCCTCGGAATTGATTATGAATTTAATGATTTTATTCAGGCGGTGCACCGATGCTATCGTTTTTTACAAAAAGAGCCGGTTGTGATCGACATCATATACATGGAGAATGAGCGGCAGATCAAGGAAGCACTACTGGAAAAGTGGAAGAATCATAATCACATGGTTTCAAAAATGATCGAGATCGTAAAGAGATATGGACTTAACTCTGCGAATAAAGCGGAGCGATTGGAAAGGAAGATGGGCGTGGAAGGTAGCAGAGAAGAAAGAACAGTCAGAGGAAAACACTATGAAGCGGTATATGGCGATTGCGTTGAAGAAACACGGGCAATGGAAAGTAACAGCGTTGACCTGATACATACATCCATTCCGTTCGGAAATCACTACGAGTACAGCGCCAATTATAATGATTTCGGGCACAATCAGAATACAGAGAGATTCTTTGAACAGATGGATTATCTGACCCCGGAGCTGCTTCGAGTGTTAAGACCGGGAAGAGTGGCAGCAATCCATGTTAAAGATCGCGTACTGTTCGGAAATGCGACTGGTACCGGGATGCCGACTATTGAACCATTCCACGCGCTTTGCATTGCGCATTACATGAAACACGGATTCCAGTATTTTGGAATGATCACGGTTGTGACAGATGTGGTTCGTGAGAATAACCAGACATACCGCCTTGGATGGACGGAACAGTGCAAGGACGGTTCAAAGATGGGTGTAGGATGCCCGGAATATATTCTGCTTTTCCGTAAATTGCCAACCGACAGATCTACGGCTTATGCAGATGTATCGGTAAAGAAATCGAAAGAGGATTACACCCGGGCACAGTGGCAGATAGATGCACATGGTTATTGGAGATCATCAGGAGACCGACTGATCAGCAAGGAAGAGCTCAAAGATTTTCCGGTTGATAGCTTACAGACAGTGTACAGAGAGTACAGCCGCGGTAACGTATATAACTATGAGGATCATGTGAAACTTGCGGAAGATCTGGATAAGGACGGAAAGCTCCCGGCAACATTTATGGTTGTTGCACCGGGATCGTGGAATCAGTTGGAAGTGTGGGATGATATCAATCGGATGCGTACCCTTAACACCACGCAGAGCCGCAGACGCGCTCAGATGCACGTATGCCCGTTACAGTTGGATATCGTGGAGAGAATCATCAACAGATATAGCAATGAGGGTGACACGGTCTATGATCCGTTTGGTGGTCTTATGACAGTTCCAATGACAGCGGTTAAGATGCATCGGAATGGTAAAGGATGCGAGCTGAATCCGGATTACTTCCGGGATGGTGTCGGCTATTTGCAGGCAGCGGAGAATGAAGTGGACGAGCCGACATTGTTTGATTTTATGGAGATACCATCATGAAAGAAGAAACGTCGGAGAAAAAAGTAAAATCATATAGTGAGCAGATCCGGAAAGAAATAAGCCAATGGAAGGACATAAACCAGAACGGGTGCAATGATCCGTTCTGGCCGGATGGCTGTAACATGAACCTGACGCGGAATCATATTCTATATTATCAGAGAAAAATCGCAGAAATCTGTATAGAAAAGCATTTGCCATATCCGGAAGAATATTATTTTTCAGTACCTCCAGAGGTTGACAACTTCTATATGGCGAATCTGAAACAGAGAGATCGTGTTAAGCGGATATTTTACGGTGGGTATGTACCGGTAAGAAAGAAATATTACTACGATGAACAGCAGATATGTTTATTTTAAGCAGACCGGACAGTTCCGGTTTGCGTAGCTATTCCTTTTCACAGACTGCATTTCTGGCAGCAATATTTGCCAGCATGTCACTCAGCACCACCAGATCAGCAGCAAGGATGGCAATTTCATCATCCGACAGGCAGTTGGCAAGTTGACAGGCGAGGGTTGAAAGGAAATAAAGGTTTGAACAGTTTTGCATGGGATCACCAAAGTGGTTTTATATATTTTATGCGTCTGCGGTGAAACTGTGCGAAAAATCTTCGAATTTTAGAATCAAGTAGCAGAACCAAGCGATCATATAGCACCTCCTGTTATGCAGTATATGTGGAGAAAATAATAATTATTTATTTGAAATGTAGTTTGACAAAATAGGCAATATATTTGTTGAAATATGTGAACATTGATAATTGAATAATGACGATTGGTGTAGTATAATTTCCTTATCTTAAATAAAGGAGGATACGCAATGGCTAATATTGACAGGACATTTAGAGAGTATCATATTACCAAGAATGAGCAGCACAAAATTATGGATGTTATGGATAAATACAGAAATCTTATTGATGATGGAATAAAGGTATCTAGTGCTAGCTTTGAAAATGATATAATTTCAATTTTTGGAGGAGATATTAATGCAGCACGACATAATCCTTCGATTGAGTATCATTTTTGCGAATTTATTGCAAAGGATTTTATGGAAGATGGCAGATGGGAAGAAGTTTTTCCAGCTTTATATGGGGATTTACCAAAGTATGGAGGAAAATTGAATAAATAGTACAAATAGCAGATACCAACCGTCAAATACGATGGTTGGTATTTTTTTGCGCAAAATTGAAAGGGGGAATGTTTTGTGGATGAAAAGGAAGTATTCGAAATCTGCAACCAAGTAGACAGCTTCATCGCGGAATATCTGACAGAATCCATCGTGATCGGGACAAGCTATGATATGCTGGAAGCACACCACGGCATTCTTCCAATCAGCAGGAATTGCTTTTACCGGAAGCGCCGGATCGTGCAGCGGATTATTAAGCAGAGGTTGGGGCGAATTGTTGAAGAGCAGAACGGACAGTTGAGGATGGTGTGGTAGGAATAGAAAGTTCAATTGAGAAGAGAACAAAAAAGTGGTATAATGACTATATTCTCAGCGATGACTAAATTTTTAACAGGATTTGAAAAATAAAGGAATATATGATATTTGAAAGTGAGGGACAAGAATGGAAAAATTAGTTGAATTTTTAACATCAAAAATTGGATATACTATTGCGGTAATAGGCGGTTTTTTGTTTCCGGGATTAATCTTTATATTTATATGGGATAAAGACTTATTTATAAATTTGAACGTTGTGGTTTTATTTACGTTTGCTATAGCAATTTCATTTATGTTATACATTCCGAATTTTATTTTAAGCATATGGGCAATTGAGTTACAGGAAAAGATGCGGAAAGAAAAAAACGAAGAGAAATATTTTACTATATTAGTGCTCGGACTTTTGGCAACAGTAACCGAAATGTCTGGGGAAATGATAAATAAAATTTTGAATCCAAGTGTAACAATAGGTCATGTGGTTTTATTTGTTCTTGGCGCCACATTGTTTTTAATGGCTTTCGAACTTGTTCAAGAAGTGATGTACAGTTGCTTCAGAAAGTGGAAGGGGAGAGTTGTTAAAAAGTGAAATCACACGAATAGATAATGTTATTGAATTCTAAAACATAAGAAATGTAATGAAACAGAGAACAACATTATTAGATTAGCAAAGAGGACGAGAAAAACGCCCTCTTTTTTCATGCCCTAAATTGGTACAAATCCACTGAATGCTAATGGTAAAATTACTATAGAACAGTAATTGAACAGGGAGGGAGAAGCGTGGAAAAAGAAAACGAACTGAAAAAGGAGTATCTGCGATCATATACACCAGCGGTCAGCGCCGCGCGCCGGATAGAGGAAGAAATTGAGCAGTTAAGAGCAGATAAGATGGCACCGGCACTTGTCATGGATGATATGCCACACGCCCATGATCAGAAAGATCTCTCTGACTACGCTGCAAAGTTGGACGAGCTGGAGAGGAAACTTATTAAGGCACGGTATGAGCGCATTGATCTGTATGCAGAGATATTTGCAGATATTGAACGTTTAGAGGATGAGACGGAAAAGGCGGTATTGACATACAGATACCTTCGGAGACAAAGTTGGGAAGAAATCTGTGTGAAGATGGGATACCAGTGGGCACAGGTTCACCGAATTCATGCCAGGGCATTGAAACATTTCAATCCGACGGGTGGATATTATGAGATTTTGATCAAAAAAATGAAAGATGATACACAATGATACACTTGTATGTGATATGATTGTAGCGTGAAAGAGCGTAAGAGGAAATGATTCCCCTTGCGCTTTTTTCGTCTTTTGACTACTGGGGCACCATGAAATACAGGGGTGTCCCACTTCTCCCTAAAAAGAAACAGGCAGGTGATATTATTGGCAAGGAGTCCGAACCAAAAGGCAGAAAAAGCCCGAGAACTGTATAAGAGTGGAATGAAGCTGGTTGAGATTGCAAGTCAACTAGAGGTTCCTGCCGGGACAGTTCGGAGATGGAAAAGTACATACCATTGGGATAGCGAGCAACAAAACGAGCGTTCGGAAAAGAAAAGCGAACGTTCGGAAAGCAAAAAGAACGTTACGGACAAGGCTGTAGCTGATGAAGTCAAGCAGGTAATACAGAATACCGAATTGACCGATAAGCAACAGCTTTTTTGCATACATTACATCCGATGCTTCAATGCTACCAAGGCATACCAGAAAGCGTACGGTGTTGATTATGCGACTGCAGCATCCATAGGCTATCGTTTGTTGGAGAAAGATGGAGTAAAACAGGAAATCCATAGGTTGAAACAGGACCGTCTCAACAGAGAGTTCCTAAGTGAATCCGATGTATTCCAGAAGTACATGGACATTGCTTTTGCAGATGTGACTGACTTTGTAGAGTTTGGAAATGAGGATGTGGATGTGATCCTGGACACAGGAGAGCGAAAGACCATCACAGTAAGCCATGTCAATATCAAGAATGATGCGGACGTGGACGGAACGATCATTTCCGAAGTATCCAAGGGTAAGGACGGCGTAAAGGTAAAGCTTGCTGATCGGATGAAAGCCTTACAGTGGCTTACAGATCACATGGATCTTGCCACCGAGAAGCAGAAAGCAGAGATTGCATTACTGAAAGCCAAGGTACAGACAGACGATGGCGAGGAGATTGCAGACGATGGGTTCCTTGATGCTCTGAACGGCACAGCTGCGGAGGACTGGGGCGATGAAGAAAATTAAGAGAATTTTCAAGTTCAAGCCATTTTCCAAGAAACAGCGCAAGGTATTGAACTGGTGGTGTGAAGATTCTCCAGTTAAAGATAAGGATGGTATTATCGCCGATGGTGCTATTCGATCTGGAAAGACAGTGAGTATGTCACTTTCGTTTGTTATGTGGGCGATGAGCTCATTTGACGGCGAAAATTTCGGTATGTGCGGAAAGACAATCGGTTCTTTCCGCAGAAATGTATTATTTTGGCTTAAGCTGATGCTGCGAAGTCGCGGTTATACGGTGGCAGATCACAGGGCTGACAATTTGGTTATCATCACAAAAGGAGATGTGACCAACTATTTCTATATATTTGGTGGCAAAGACGAACGATCACAGGATCTCATTCAGGGTATTACCTTGGCTGGGGTCTTTTTTGATGAAGTTGCGTTGATGCCGGAAAGCTTTGTGAACCAGGCAACCGGACGATGTTCTGTTGATGGTTCTAAGTACTGGTTCAACTGCAATCCGGATGGACCATATCACTGGTTTAAGACAGAATGGATTGATAAAAGAGAAGAAAAGCATCTGTTGTATCTACATTTCACGATGGATGATAACTTGAGTCTGTCGGAGAAAATTAAGGCGCGATACCGCAGCATGTACACAGGAGTGTTCTACCGCCGGTACATCCTTGGACTATGGGCGATGGCAGAGGGCATTATTTACGATATGTTCGACACTGCCAAGCATGTGATTTCCAGTCTGGCTGATCTGACCAATACAAATTATTATGTGTCCTGTGACTATGGTACACAGAATGCAACAGTATTCCTGTTGTGGTGTAAAGAACGTTCCGGGCGGTGGGTATGCTGCCGCGAGTATTATTATTCTGGTCGCGATGAAGAAAGGCAGAAAACAGATACCGAGTATGCGGATGATTTGGAGAGGTGGCTCGATGGAATAAAGCCAGTCAAGATTGTGATTGATCCATCTGCAGCATCGTTCATAGCAGAATTGAAAAAACGAGGTTATGCAATCAAGAAAGCAAAAAATGACGTACTGGATGGCATCCGATTTGTGGCATCCCTGCTGAATCAGGGGAAAATCGCAATCAGTGACCAATGCCCGAACACAATTAAAGAATTTGGATCGTACATATGGGATCAGAAAGCATCTGAGCGTGGAGAGGATAAACCGGTGAAGCAGCACGATCATGCAATGGATGCACTGCGGTACTTCTGCTATACAATTATTCGCAAGCCGGGAAGCATCAGTATTTTGAAGTGAGGTAACAATGGATATTGATACAATGAAACAACTGATAAAAAAATATGAGCCCGGCCATGCGGCATTTGTGACGCGTGCGGATATAGCAGAACGTTATTACCGCAATGAGACGGACATCCTGTTCCGGGACAAACCCAAAGACAAGGAAAAAGAGGAAGCAGACAATCCGCTGCGCAATGCAGACAACCGGATTCCCCGGAACTTCCATGGTCTGATCGTAAACCAGAAAGCATCCTATGCTTTTACTGCACCGCCGCTGTTCGATGTAGGCAGTATGGCGAGCAATAAGCGCATCACGGAAACCTTGGGTGATGAGTATGCCAAGAATTGCATGGAATTGTGTGTGAATGCTGCCAATACTTCCATCGGCTGGGTGCATTACTGGCAGGGCGATAATGGTTTTGAATGGGCAGTTGTTCCGTCTGAGCAGATCATCCCGGTGTTTGACCGTAGCCTTAAACGCAGGCTGATCGGAGCCATGCGAGTGTATCCGGACATCGACGATGCAACTGGGGATAATTATACGGTATATGAATACTGGACGGATAAAGAGTGTCAGGCATTCCGGCGAAGAGCAGGCGAGACACTTAATCTGCTGACATACTATGAAATGTTTGTTGATCCAGCCACCAGTGATATGGTTGCCGATTACCGGCATGATTTCGGAGAAGTACCGTTCATCCCGTTTTACAACAACAATATCCATACAGATGATTTGCGCAACATTAAGCCGCTGATAGACGTATATGACAAGGTTTACAGCGGCTTTATCAATGATCTGGATGATATACAGGAGCTGATCTTTGTACTGTCTGGATATGGCGGTGAAGATCTGAATGGATTCCTATCTGATTTAAAAAAGTACAAGACCATTAAGGTAGATGGGGATGAGGGCGGTGCGGTGTCTACGCTGAACATTGAGATTCCGATTGAAGCCCGGAACAGTGTACTGGATGCAACTAGAAAGGCAATCTTCGAGCAGGGGCAAGGCTTCGATCCGCAGCCGGAGAACTTTGGTAATCAGTCTGGTGAAGCGCTGAAATTCATGTATTCGCTCTTGGAAATGAAAACCGGATTGATGGAAACAGAGTTCCGACTTGGCTTTGCTCGGCTGGTGCGTGCGATCTGCAAAGCGCTTGGCATTCAGTGCGGTACGATCATCCAGACATGGACCCGTACCTGTATCAAGAATGATACGGAGCAGGCGCAGATTTGCAAGGATTCCGTAGGAATTGTAAGTAAAAAGACGATTCTGAAAAATCATCCGCTTGTGGAAGATGCAGATGAAGAATTGAAGCAGATCGAAAAAGAAGAAAAAGAAGCGCAGGAAAAAGCTGATCTGTATTCGGGAGCATTTACGAATCAGAATAAAACAGATAACAATCAGGACAACAACGATGGCGATACGGGGCAGGATGAATGAAAAACGGTGCATATTGGAAAAAACGCTTCAAACAGATAGAGGAATCCCAGCATCAGCAAGGGCTGCAGTGCTATGCAGACATCGAAAAGCAATATCTTGTAGCACAGCGGCAGATGGAAGCGAAAATCAATGCCTGGTATCAGCGTTTTGCAAATAATAACGCGATTTCTCTTGTGGAAGCACGCCGGTTATTAAATTCCAGTGAATTGGATGAACTGAAATGGGATGTCGAGCAGTACATACGGTACGGAAAAGAAAATGCTATCAATGGTCAGTGGATGAAGGAACTGGAAAATGCTTCCGCAAAAGCACACATCAATCGGCTGGAGGCGTTGAAGCTTCAAATGCAGCAGTCATTGGAAGTGATGTTCGGTAATCAGCTTGATAGTGTTGATTCTACAATCCGTGATGTTTATCAGTCGGGTTTTCTCCATACTGCCTATGAGATTCAGAAGGGGGTTGGAACTGGATGGAGTTTTGCATCTCCGAATGACCGGTTGATTGATACAGTGGTCCATAAGCCTTGGGCGGCAGACGGGCAAACGTTTTCAGAACGGATCTGGACGAACAAACAGAAGCTGGTCAATGAATTGAACACCACCATGGTACAGAACATCATTACTGGGGCTGATCCGCAGAAGACGATTGATGCCCTGGCACGGAAGATGAATGTATCAAAACAGAACGCGGGCCGCTTGGTTATGACAGAACAGGCGGCTTTTTCCAATGCAGCGCAAAAGGATTGTTTTGCAGAACTTGGTGTGGAACAGTTTGAAGTATTTGAAACATTAGATAGTTTTACATGTAGCCTTTGTGGTTCTATGGACGGGCAGCATTTTCCAATAAGCCAGTATGAAATTGGTGTGACAGCTCCGCCATTCCATCCGAATTGCCGCGGGTGCACCTGCCCATACTTCGAAGATGATTTTGGAGTACCGGGAGAACGTGCGGCGCGTGGTGAGGACGGGAAAACGTATTATGTACCGGGCAATATGACATATGAACAGTGGAAATCCTCTTTTGCAGATGGTAACAATGCGGCGAAAGACCGGTTGGGGATTATGACAAACAATAATAAAAGAAATCCGAACTATTATGATTTCAAGGGTAAAAATGTGGATACGGTTGAGTCGGAAATCTGCAAATTTGATCATGAGGTTGGAGTTATATTTGATAATGGGAAAGCAGTAAATTGTCAGCTTGGAAATGAAGATACTATAGAATTTACAAAATACCAGCTTAAAATGATGAAGGGAAAAGATGTTACCCATAATCATCCAATGAGTACGCCACCATCACCGGAGGATCTGTATCTGTTGGTAAATTATAAAGTCAAAAGTTTCAGAACCTGTGGGGAAAACGGTACATATGTGTTAGAATATAATGAACAGGTAGAAAAACTTCCAGATTTCAAGACATTTAGTGATACATATGACGAAATTATATATGAATTACAAGATAAATATTATGATGAAGTGAAACATGGAATGAAAAAAGAGGATGCGATCATATTACTTGGAGAGGCTGCTTGGGAAAGATTGTATGAAATATATAATGTCAAACCTAGATTTGAAAGGCGGTAATTGTCATGAGCAAATATAAACCATATGAAATAGATAGATATAAGCTGAATCTGTTTTGCGTATGTTTGAACTGCAGTAAATACAGAGGCTCAAGAAACGATTTTTCAAAATATTGTGATGCTTATCCCAAAAATCTTCCATCTGAAATTTGGAATGGAAAAAATGTAAAATGTCCGCATTTTGAAGAAAAGCAGGGGTGATAGTATGGTGAAACTTATAAAAACATTAGATGTTCAAAACGCATCATTGAATGTGATCACAGCTGGCAGACGATTTCCGCTTGCACAATTTGCTGGGAAAATAGAGATCACAGAGCACCAGAGTATGACACTTGTTCTTGGTAGAAGGTGTAAAGGAGAAAAGAAAATCTATGCATCATTCATTTTATGCCAGAATATTGAATATCAGACAGATGATGAGTTTAATGCAGGAAAAGTATATGAAGCAGTTGGAGATGTGCAGGGGGAGCAGTCTTGTGAAAGACTGATTTTCTCAGGACTTCGTTTTGAAGATATAGATCCGTTGAAAGGAACAGTAACACTTGAAGTGACTGATTTGGAACTGATCCGGAAAATGCTTGAGATGTAAAATTTTAGATACCACCAGTCAGAAATGATATGGTGGTATTTTTGTGCTCAAAAATAGGTAATAACAGGACAACTGGAAATTTATGAACAGAACGGCGCAGAGGTGACGCTAAGTAAGTTCCTCTGGTAGTCCTGCTTTTATATGCCTTTTTCTGTAGGCGTTAAAGAACAGTAATACTCATCTGGAGAATAAACAGAGAATCCCAATACCCGGAGAGCGGGAATAAAAATCTATGGAGGATAAGAAAATGGAATGGTTAAAGGCAATTTTGGAAAAAGCAGAAATCAAAGATGGAAAGCTAGATGTAGATGCAGTCATGAATGCGGCACAGAAAGAGTTTCCGAAGTATGCAGTGCCAAAAGACGACTTTAATACAAAAGTCGAGGAATTGAAAACAGCAAATGGAACAATCGAGGAGTTAAAGAAATCCAATGGGGATAATGAGGAGTTACAGAAAAAGATCGGAGATTATGAGATTGAAATCAAAAATCTTAAGAAGACTGCTGAAAACACCTCAAAGACCTATGCTTTGAAGGAATCTCTCGCAAAACAGGGCGTGCTTGATCCGGATTATCTGATCTACAAAGCCGGTGGGCTTGACAAGTTCACATTTGACAAGGAAGGTAAGCCGGTTGGTGTAGAGGATGCTGTAAAACCTTATAAGGAAGACAAGATTATGGCACATCTGTTCAAACAGGAGCAGCAGAAACCGCCATATCATCCGCAGGGTGGTACTGGTGGAGCCGGAGCTACAAATCCATTTGCAAAAGAGACATTCAATCTGACAAAACAGGGTGAACTTTTAAAATCCAACCCAGAGCAGGCGAAAGCAATGGCGGCCGCCGCAGGGGTAATAATCTAATCAATTTAAGGAGGTAACTACTTATGGCAATTACAAAAATTGCAGACGTGATTGTACCGGAATTGTTTAACCGGTATGTAATCAACAGAACTATGGAGCTGTCCGCATTCTTCCAGAGCGGAATTGTAGTAAACAGTCCGGAATTTGATGCACTGGCATCTGAGGCGGCAAGAACACACAACATGCCGTTTTTTGAGGATTTACAGGGAGAATCCGAGCCAACACTTGAGGATGTAGAAATGACACCGGCAAAGATCGGTTCTAACAAAGATGTATCCACCACAATCCTTCGTCAGAAGATGTGGGCAGCAACTAACCTGTCCGCAGCACTTGCCGGAGCGGACCCGATGAAAGCGATCGGTGATCTGGTGGCACAGTACTGGGCGCGCGATATGCAGAAAGAATTGATTGCGATTCTTGCGGGGGTGTTTGGAACCACCACGGCAGATCCAAGCGGAACACCGAAAGCAGAGACCAGAATGGCGGATCATATTCTCGATCTGTCCACAGGAAAGACAGATGCAGCAAAGCAGATCAGCGCATCCGCATTTATTGACGCGTGTCAGATGCTTGGAGATGCACAGGCACAGCTTACTGGTGTGGCGATGCACTCTGCAACAAAGTCTTATCTAAAAAAGTTGAATCTGATCGAGACCGAGCGTGATTCTACCGACGTGGAATTTGATACTTACCAGGGAAGACGTGTGACCGTGGATGATGGCTGCCCGGTTGCAGATGGAGTATACACAACATATCTTTTTGGCAATGGAGCGGTTGCCTATGGTAATGGTTCTCCGGTCGGTCATGTAGCTACTGAGACGGATCGTGACAAGAAGACAGGTGGCGGTGTGGATTATCTGATTAACCGTAAAGCGTTTATCTTGCATCCGAGAGGAATTGCATACACTGGTGCAAAACGTGAGCATGTGGAAACTCCAACTAGGGCAGAACTTGCAATGGCAGAGAACTGGAAGCCGGTATATGAGCCGAAGCAGCTTAGAATCGTGGCTATCAAACACAAGATCGGGTAAGCCTATGGATCTGGCAAAGTTAAAGGCACTTCTTGGAATTGAGGATGATTCCAAGGATGTGATTCTTGAATTTGTCATTGCGGACGTAGAGGAGACCATAAAGAACTATTGTCATGCGGAGGAAATGCCGGATGGACTTGTGAATACCGGCTACCGCATGGCAATGGATCTGTACCGGAATGAGAATATTGGAAGTGAGACGGCAGCAGTTGGAACGGTTTCTTCCATTTCTGAGGGAGATACCTCTACATCTTTCCAACAGTATGTTGATAATAATTTCAAGGACACGGTGCTGAAAAATTATAAGTCCTCACTAAACAGATACAGGAAGGTGGCGTGGAAATGATCGCGGATGCAATCAAACAGGCACAGGCACTTGCAAGGAAAGCCCAAGAAGCCACATATGATGGCAGATGCACGGTTATGGAGCATCAAAAAGCAAAAGATCCAAAAACGAAGATTACCACGGAAAAAGATGTTGTGGTATTGGAAGATGAACCTTGCCGCCTGTCATATTCCAGTGTCAGTGCTGTGGATCAGACGGAATCAGTGGCAAAGACGGCACAAGTCACAAAGCTGTTTTTATCTCCGGACGTGCAGATCAAGCCGGGAGCCAAGATCATGGTGACACAGGCGGGAAGAACACGGACGTATGAATGCGGCAGTGTGGCAGCAGTATATCCGACACATCAGGAGATTGTGTTGCAATTATCAGAGAGGTATGCATGATGGGAATGGGAAGCGTGGATATGCGAGAGTTGGTAAAGCTTCAGGAGAATCTTAAAAAACTGGAGGATGAAGCAAAACGGCAGCAGTTCTGTGAAGCTTGTGCCAAAGAGCTTGCTGCCAGATTACTCAGATATGTTATTAAGCGAACTCCGGTAGGCAATTATTCAGGTATTTCTTATACTTGTGAAACAGGAATTATCCATAAAGGAAATAAAGTTGCAGGAAAGCAAGGCGGTACATTGCGAAGAGGATGGACTGCTGGAAGTAAGAACGTGAAGCAGGCCATTGATGGTCTTAAAATTACAAAAAGTGGTGATGAATATACAATTGAAATTACGAATCCGGTTGAATATGCTTCTTATGTTGAGTATGGACATGTAACCACAAATCGTAAAGGATGGGTGCGAGGGCATTTTATGATGACAATCTCCGAAAACGAGATTCGTAAAATCGCCCCACAATTGCTTGAAAAGAGGTTTGCAGAGTTCTTTGGAGGTGCATTTAATGCTTAACAACGTGATAGCCGGGATAGCAATTGCCCTGAACCAAGAGTTTGGGGATGATTATGAAATTTATACAGAGGAAATAAAGCAGGACTTGAAAGAGCCTTGCTTTTTTATTACCCTCTTAAATCCATCCAAGACAGATTTCCCATCCAAACGGTATTTGATGGACAATCCATTTTGTATACAGTATTTCTCGGAATCGGAGGACAATTCGAATAGTGAATGCCGCGATGTAGCTGATCGTATGTTATGGGCGTTGGAGAATATTACGCCTTTGGATGCAGACAGGCCGGTACGAGGGACGGACATGCATCATGAGATTACAGACGGAGTGCTGAATTTCTTTGTAAATTACAATTATTTCGTCCGCAAGGTAGAGACTCCGGCTCCTCTTATGGAAACTATGACAACAATATTACATTTGAAAGGATAGATGCGATATGGGTGAAACAAATACAGAAGTAAAACCACAGGTATTTGCGGATGTATTTACAAAGCAGCAGCTGGCAGAATCCAAACGCTATAAGAAAAAGCGGGATCTGTTGGAGGCGTTGTTGGAAAACGGAAAGACTTATACGATCGCGCAGGTGGATAAGATCATCGGCGATTATCTGAAGAAAGAGGTGAGATAAATGCCATTTGGCGGAGGAACATGGGTAACCCAGAACAAAGTAATCCCGGGTGCGTATATCAATGTCGTGAGCGCAGGGATTGCATCCGCGGCACTGTCGGACCGCGGTATTGCAACAATGCCGCTGGAACTTGACTGGGGACCAGAAGATAAAATTTTTAAGGTTACCACAGGGGATATGCAGAAGTATTCGAAAAAGATCTTCGGATATGGATATACTGATAAAAAAATGAAAGGTCTGAGGGATCTGTTTGCCGGGGGGACTTTGGTACTGTATGCATACCGGTTAAACGGCGGTGGGGTAAAAGCGGCTAATGACTATGCTACGGCAAAGTACACCGGTATCCGTGGAAATGATATCAAGATCTCCATCGCAAAGGATATAGATGATCCGGATTCATGGAATGTAACAACATATCTTGATACATCCCGTATTGAGGTGCAGAATGTCAAGAAAGCGGCTGATCTGAAAGACAATGATTATGTTTCTTTTAAAACAGAATCCATGGAACTTGCAGCAGTTGCATCCGCGGCACTGACTGGTGGAACGAATGGTACGGTTGATGGTGATGCGCATGCGAAGTATCTTGAAAAGGCAGAAGCTTATGGATTCAATACCATGGGCGTTGTGATTACTGACGAGGTAACTAAGAAGCTGTATGTGGCATATGTAAAGCGTATGCGTGATGAGGTTGGCAAGAAGTTCCAGCTTGTACTTTATAAGTCGGATGCTGACTATATGGGTGTTATTTCCACACCAAACAAAACAACAGATGAAGGATGGCCTGAAGCATCTACAGTATACTGGCTGACAGGGGTGGAGTGTGCCACGGCGGTAAACAAATCCTGCGAGGGCAAAGTGTACGATGGTGAATTTGCCATTGAGCCAATTGACAATGATCTGGAGGATTATATTAAAAAGGGACAGCTTGTATTTGACAGAAATGATGATGAAATTGAAATCCTTAGTGATATCAATACACATGTGACGATTACAGAGGAATGCAATGAGTTCTTCTGCGATAATCAGACGGTTCGTGTTGCGGATCAGTTAGCAAATGATGACGCGCTGCTCTTTAAAACAAGATTCCGTGGAAAGTTTCCGAATGATGCCCCAGGGCGGAACAGCTTAAAAAGTGGGCTGTGTGAAATACGTGAAAAATTACAGAATTTGCGGGCTATTGAGAATTTCAAGCGGGATAATGTCACCGTGGAACAGGGAGAATCAAAGAAATCGGTAGTCGTTAATAATACGGTTGAAGTTGTAAATGCCATGAGTATTATGTACATGACTACAGTAGTGAAATAAGGGGGTGAAGTATAAATGAATAATGTGATGCTTGCAAAGGATTCTATCTCTGCAGCTCTTGCAGAGTGCTACGTGACAATTGGTGAACGTAGATACAATCTGATGACCGCAATCAAGCTTGAAGCGAATTTCAAGAAGAACAAGGCAAAGGTTCCAACTCTTGGCAAGACAGGAAAGGGAAATAAGTCGGTATCATGGGAAGGAACCGGATCTTGTACAATACATTATAATACGAGCATTTTCCGTAAAATGATGCTTGATTTTAAAAACACTGGTGAGGATGTCTATTTCGAAATTCAGATCACGAATGATGATCCATCCAGTGCTGCAGGATCTCAGACAATCACTCTTTTACAGTGCAACATTGACAGTGGAGTGCTTGCGAAATTTGATGCATCTTCTGACTCATATCTGGACGAGGATGTTAGCTTCACATTTGATGATTTTGATATGCCGAAAGAGTTTCAAGAAATTATTGGACTTGCAGCGTAATATTGCCCCTTATGTGTCTGGCATGAGGGGATTTTTTATAGGAAGAAAGGAGACAATGTATGTCAAATTTAAGCAGATTTTTAGCAAAAAACAAAATTAAAAGAGAGAACGGGAAGTATGCACCATCGAAAGCTTTTGTGGACGAAAATGGCAATCCTTTGGAGTTTGAGTTTCGTCCGATTACATCAAAGCGAAATGAAACAATGCGTGAGGGCCATACAAAAGATGTTCCGGTAGTTGGAAAGCCGAATATGTTCCGTCCAAAATTGGATACAACGGCATATATCAATGATCTGATCGCAGAGAGCATTGTTGAACCGGATCTTTACAATAAGGAACTACAGGATTCTTATGGGGTAAAGACACCGGGAGAACTTCTGTATGCCATGATCGACAACCCGGGAGAATACCAGGACCTTTCTGCATGGGTTCAGAAGTTCCAGGGATTTGATACTTTAGAGGATAAGACAGAGCAGGCAAAAAACTAATTGAGGAAGGGGATGCGGAAGCAAACTATGCATATTATGCATTGCACAAGCTTCACATTCTCCCTTCCCAGTGGGTTGCTTTAGAGGACGAAGAAAAGGCTTTTATTATTGCTTGTATAGATATAAGGATTGAAGCGGAAAAGAAAGAAGCAAAGAGGATAGCAAGGGAAGCAGAAGGACGGTGATGGTATGGCTTACATAACAACAGGAATACAATTGGCGGATAACTTTAGTGCTCCCCTTATGCATATAATCAGTTCTGTCAATATGGCAATTTCTTCGATTTATGATATGAACCAGGCAATGAATTCTGGTGTGGATACTACATCATTGGAAGCCGCCCGGAATGAAATTGCACAGGCAACTGTAGCGGCTGAAGAATTCAATCAAACAATGCAACAGGCGAGTAGTCCGATCAATGATAATATTCGAAGACAGGAACAATTTAATCAGTCATTGCAAAACGGTGCAAGTGAATCATCGAATTTAGTTTCGGCAATTAAACGAATGGCAGGGGCGTACCTGAGTATTCAGACGGCTGGAAAAATTTTGCAGACATCGGATGAGATCACACAGACCACTTCCAGATTAAATATGATGAATGACGGATTGCAGAGTACGGCCGATTTGTACAACATGGTTTATGTGGCTGCAAACGATGCCAGAGGATCATTAGGAGATATGGCAAGTGTAGTTGCCCGATTTGGTAATAATGCGAAAGATGCATTTAGTTCCAGTGCAGAAGTTGTCCAGTTCGCAAATTTAGTCCAAAAGCAGATGACAATTGCGGGAGCGTCTACGCAGGAAGCAGCTAATGCAGAATTGCAGTTATCACAGGCGTTAGGATCTGGTGTGCTGCGTGGAGATGAGTTGAACAGTATTTTTGAACAGGCACCGAATCTGATTCAAAATATTGCAGATTATCTTGATGTCCCGATAGGTAAGATTCGAAGTATGGCACAAGATGGGGAACTGTCGGCAGATGTTGTGAAACAAGCAGTATTTGCGGCAACAGATGAGATAAATGCTAATTTTGAATCTATGCCTATGACATGGGGGCAAATGTGGACGGTATTTCAAAATAATGCCACTATGGCATTTCAGCCGGTTCTACAGAGACTTAATGATCTTGCAAATACAGATGGCTTCCAAACGTTTACAACGAATGCAATAAATGACCTTGCAGTGGTAGCCGGTGTGGTTCTTGATATATTTGAAGGAATTGGATCGATAGGAACCTTTGTACAAGACAACTGGCAAATTATAGGTCCTGTTGTTTATGGTGTGGTTGCAGCATTAGCGGCTTATGCAACTTATGTTGGCATTACGAACGCAATAGATATGATATCAACAGGAATTAAGATTACAATGTGTGTTGCATCATATGCGCACGCAGCAGCAACAGGAACAGAAGCAAGTGCAACTGCGGCTGCAACCGCGGCACAGTACGGGCTAAATACTGCAATGTTGTCTTGCCCGTTAACATGGATAGTTGTTGGAATTATGGCGTTGATCATTGTGTTGGTTGCGTTATGTAATCATTTTTCAGGAGCTGGACATATTGCCCAAAGTACATTTGGTGCAATTTGCGGAGGAATCAATGTTGTTATCCAGTATTTTAAAAATTGGGGATTATCAGTTGCAGATATTTTTATTGGAATATGGAACGCAGGGGGAGCATGTGCAACCAATGTTGAGATTGCTTTTCACAATGCGATTAGTCATGTACAGGCACTCTGGTACAACATGCTGTCTACAGCGCTTACTGTAGTATCTGGTATTTGTTCTGCATTGAATAAACTTCCTTTTGTAGATTTTGACTATTCTGGAATTACGGGGGCGGCAGATAATTACGCATCAAAAGCGGCTACAGCCTCCGGAAGTACAAAAGATTATACCAGTGTGTCGGCTGCATTTAGTAAAGGAATAAAAACGTATGACACTTACCAGAACGGATGGGCAAAGGAGGCATATACTGCCGGAGCAGCATGGGGAGATGGTGTAACCAGTAAAATAAAGAATACCTTATCTTCAAAGGCTACCAATATTCCAAATGCGAATAATTATCCAAATGCGCTTGCGTCCAGTAACGCAGCAACAGCGGCAAATACAGCAGACACTGCCAAGAATACCGCAAAAACGGCAAATACATTATCTGCATCCAGTGAGGATCTGAAGTATTTAAGAGATATTGCGGATCGTGAGTACGTGAATAAATTTACAACAGCACAGATCAAGGTTGAGATGATCAACCATAACAACGTAAACAACGATATGGATTTAGATGGAATGGCGGAACATTTGCGTAGCAAAATTGAGGAAGAAATGAATGCAGCAGCGGAAGGAGAACACTAAAGATGTATGAATTATATATTGATGGGGTCCTTTTTCCAGTGACCCCAGGGTCTCTTGACATCAAGACCAATAACAAAAATAAGACCATAACTCTCATAAATGAGGGAGAGGTTAATCTTATTAAGTCTCCGGGATTGTCTGATATTACAATTCCGGAGTTGCTGTTACCAATTAATAAATACCCTTTTTCCTGTGAAGGAGCAGAGGTGGGAGCGGCATATTATCTTTCGAAATTGGAGAAATGGAAAAATCAGAAAAACCCAGTCACGCTAAAGTTTAATCGTTACAAAGTATCAGATAAACATCTTATCGAAGATATCATAATGGATGTGACCATTGAAGATTATGAGATCATGGAAGATGCAGATAAATACGGATCAGATGTGTGTGTAAAGCTTAACATGAAAGAATACCGTCACTGGGGAGCAAAGAAACTTGTACCGAAAGACAAAAAGACAAAGTCCGGAAAAAAGAAAACGGTTGTTACGGTTAAAAAACAACGGAAGAAAACGAAAGCTATAGCCAAAAGTTACAAGATAAAATCTGGTGACACGCTTATGAAAATTGCGAAGAAACAGATGAACAATGCATCTGCATGGAAGAAACTCTATCAGTTAAACCAGAAAACGATTGAAAATGCAGCTCGTAAGCATGGACGAAAATCATCATCGAATGGTCATTATTTGTATGCAGGAACGGTATTGAAACTTCCGGGAGGTGGTAGCTGATGAAAGATATCGTTAATGTAGCGATTGGCGAGATCGGGTACCGGGAGCAGGGAAGCAATAAAACCAAATATGGAGTATATACAGGAGCGAATGGTGCTGCATGGTGCCATTCGTTTGTTTCATGGTGTGCACATGAAGCCGGGGTATCTACTTCCATTGTTCCGAAAACGGCATCCGTAGCTTATGGTATGCAGTGGTATCAAAAGAAAGGACAGTTTAAGTATAAAGGGAAGTACACGCCAAAAAGAGGGGATATTGTTTATTTTAAAACAGGCCGCAGCCATGTAGGAATTGTTGAAAGTGTTAGTGGTGGCCAGTTACATACTATTGAAGGAAATACATCCGATAAGGTAGCGCGGCGGACATATTCTTTGAATAATGCCACAATTACCGGTTATGGCACGCCAAAATATGTAAATACTGGAAATAATTCATCCGGTTCTGGTGAAAAAAAGGATTCCAAGAAAGAATTGCAATATCTGCAGAAAATATTATCGCGTCATGAGGCAAAAGCGGAAACAATAAAAGCCGATGAAGCAGAAACGGGAAAAATACCGAATGGCAATGTAATGATTACTGTAAATAATGGGAAAAAGAAATTTACAGTACCAGTGGAAGATGGAGCAAAGGTTGTATGGGAAAGAGACAGCACACCTGGCAAATTTACTTTCACAGCAAAAGTTGAAAAAGGATTTTCCATAGGCATGGGAAATGAAGTTCTTGTCACTGTGGACGCTAAGAAGTTTTTCTATGGCTTTGTTTTCACGAAAGAAGTTAAGAAAGATGGAATGGCATCGTATACCGTATATGACCAGCTTAGGTATCTGAAAAACAAAGACACACTTATCTATAGTAAAAAAACAGCAGATGAAGTAATTCGGATTATTGCAAAGCGCTTCCTGTTAAAATGCGGCACACTGGCAAAGACAGGGTGGCGCAGATCAGCGGTTGAGGACAATACGGCATTATTCGATATGATTCAAAACGCGTTGGATGATACTTTAATGGTAAAAGGAAAGACGTATGTTTTTTATGATAATATTGGAAAATTGTGCCTGACTGATGTGGCAAAGATGAAGGTAAATACCTGTCTGGTAGATGCGGAAACAGGGGAAGATTATTCCTACAAAACAACGATTGATACGGATGTGTATAACCAGATCCAACTGATCTATAAGAAAAAGAAATCCAGTAAGAAGAAAAAAGGAAGTACAAAGACATCAACAAGTCAAAATACTGGAACCAGTTATGGAATTTATCTGGTACGTGACAATAAGAAAATCGCAAAATGGGGAACGTTGCAGTTTACGGATGAGATCAATAGTCCGGATATTGGAAAGCTGAAAGCACAGGCATTATTGAAATTGTATAGCCATGAGAAGCGTACACTTACCATATCAGGCGTGATTGGAAACAGTAAAGTGCGTGGAGGATCGCTTGTGCCAGTCATACTTGATTTGGGAGATCTGAAAATTGCAAATTATATGCTGGTAGAGAAGGTGACACACAAATTTAAAAATCGTGAATATACGATGGACCTGGTAGTGTCTGGAGGTGATTTTAGTGAGTAGCGGAAATCTGGTGCAGTTAATCAAGAAGATTGCAATGGATGCGGTACGGGCTGCAAAGATGTGTGATTATGTGACCGGTGTGGTTACCAGCGAAGATCCTCTGAAAGTGAAAATTACAAACTCTTTTGAAATTGGGGAAGAATTTTTAATGGTGCCACAAAGTATGACGGATCATGAGGTTGAAGTAACAATCAAAAAAGAGTATGGATGGAAAACGAAGAACCGATCGGGTGGAACTGGTGATGACATTGTGTTGGAAAATGTAAAGATTATGATTCACAATGCATTAAAAGCCGGAGATGAAGTGTTGATGATGCGCAAAAGCGGTGGTCAGGAGTTTGTGGTAATAGACAAGGTGGTGAAGGAATGATTCCGACAAATTATGATGATGACGATGAAGAGGATGATATGACCGGCTTTGAAGTGGAAAATGATCCGTCTCTTACATATGCAATGCAGATAGGAACCATTGAGAATGAGCCAAGCATTTTTCTTGGCAAAGCAGACGGAGAAGAGGCAAACCGGCAGGCAATATTGAAAATCTTGAACACAGAGCGATATAAAAATGTAATTTATTCATGGGATTATGGAGTGGAGCTTCAGGATCTGAGGGGAAAGTCTCTATCTTATGTTATGTCAGAAGTGCCAAATCGGATTACGGATGCAATTACTGCAGATGATCGTTTTGAATCTTGTGAAGATTTTGAGATGGAACCGGTGGGAAAGAAAGCTCTGCACGTTACGTTCTCTGTAATTACGGCAGAAGGTGATAAAGTAAGTGGATTGGAAACGGAGGTGGAATATTAGTGTTTGAAAACAAAGACTTCGACTCTATCATGGAAGAAATGCTTGCATCCGTAAGCGATAAGCTGGACAAGCGCGAGGGATCGATAATTTATGATGCAATAGCACCGATTGCCATGGAATTGGCGCAGACGTATATCGATATGGATATGATTGTGAATGAGGTATATGCAGATACAGCATCCTATTATTATTTGATCAAGCGTGCAGCTGAAAACGGAGTATATCCCAAAGAAGAGACCAATGCGGTATGCAAGATGGTTGTTAGTCCGTCCGATACAGCCATAGCGATCGGGGACCGGTTTAACCTTGGTGATCTGAACTATGAGGTAACATCTGTAATGGATGCAGCAACCGGAGAGTATCAGGTAACATGTGAGACTGCCGGTATTGTTGGAAATCAGCAGTTGGGATCATTGCTTACGATTGAAACAAAGAATGATCTGAATGATATGGAAACAGCGGAATTGACCGAAGTCTTGATTCCCGGCGAGGATGAGGAAGATGTGGAAGATTTCCGTGAACGTTATTACGAGGGATTTTCCAATACAGGATTCTGCGGCAATAATCCGGATTATAAGGAGCGTATATCGGCCATTGATGGAGTTGGTGCATGCAAAGTTATCCGGATGTGGGAAAAAGGATATGATCCAGTAAAGTTTATTCCTGTTGCTGCAGTTACGGAGTGGATTGGAAAGCAGTCTGCGGAAACCGTTGGGGCGGAAGTATTTGCATGGCTGAAAGCGGTACATGATGTAGCAAAGGACAAATTACTGACAGTGGGTGGCACGGTTCGGGTGTATATCATATCATCGGAATACAAAGCACCATCCGCTACGTTGGTACAAAAAGTGCAGAATGATGTTGACCCGGATGATAAGACCGGGGAGGGATATGGACTGGCACCTATCGGACATGTGGTAAAGGTTATGGGAGTGAAAGAAGTTCCCGTTGCTGTGACAGTTACTGCGGTTTATAAGAACGGATATACTTTTGAATCCTTGAAATCCGATATGCAGTTGGCAATAGATGGGTATTTTACAGAACTTTCTGCCGATTGGAGTAATGAAGATAACCTGGTGGTGCGTAAGAGCCAGATTGAATCCCGGTTGCTTCTGATTGATGGGATATTGGATATTACAGATGTGAAACTGAATGGTGCATCTGAAAATGTAACATTGGATGAAGATGCAATTCCGGTAAGGGGTGATGTAAGTGGCTAAAAAAATGATTGATTATCTGCCACCGTTTATGCAACAGTTTGAAGAAATGAAGCAATTGATGCAGAGCGAGGATAAGCAGGTGGCGGCTCTTAACATGGATACTACTAAAATATTACGAAATGCATTCATAGAGACTTCAGATGCAGAAGGCATCGAGCGGTTCGAAAGAATCTTACATATCATTCCAGGTGCTGGTGAAAATTTAGAACTCCGTCGGTCGCGTGTGTCAATGCGGTGGAATGAACGGATACCGTATACGCATCCGACACTTGTAAAATGTTTAAATGCCAGCCTAGGAGAAAACAATTATGATCTGTATTCAGATGAGGAGCATTATTACATACTCGTGCATCTGAAATTGAATGTAGCGGATCGTGTCGGAGTTGTTGAAGAACTGATCCGGCGTATGTCACCAGAGGATATATGCTACAAAGTTCTTCTTATTTATAATACGCATGCAGTTTTACACAAATTTACGCATGCACAGTTACATAACTATACACATAGACAGCTGAGAGAGGAGGTTCTGCCATGACAAAGACAAAGTATTATGATCTGCAGATGGATGATCCGCAGGATGATTATGATGTGGAAGTCGTGAATGCTAATCTGAAAAAGATTGATGAGCAGATGAAAACAAGAGAAAATGCAACGGATGCATTACAGGAGCCGGAGTTTACAGTGGCGGAAAAAAGAGAAAACATTGCATCCAAGGAAAAAATGCCAAAGATCTTGGGGAAGATTGCTAAATTCTTTACGGATTTAAAGACGGTCGCATTTTCCGGAAAATATAGTGATCTGGATGGCAAGCCAGCAATAGTGAACAATAACACTGCAACAGAAGCCGGAAGTGCCCTTGATGCACGGCAGGCAAATCCGACCATAGAGGGAACGATGGCAAATCAGATATCGCAATTAAACAGTGATTTGTCCGATTTAACCGGCAGTTTAACTAATGACATAAATGCATTGAATCCATCTGCTGGCATTAAACTATACACTAATTTTTCCATCGGCAAACTTGGTGCGGGTTGGTATAGACTTGCAGAAATTATTTTTTTAAATGAAACAGCCGCCAAAGGCGCAAATTCAGAGTTTGTAGAAATTCTAATAAATCAAATATGGAATGTACAAGTTGGATGTTTTCACAAAGTAAAAATAGTTCTTGTATACGCTGACAAAGCAAAAATTTCTAGTTTAGGTATTGGAACACTTAATTTAACAAAAGTTAGAGTTGTTAGAAAATCTAACATTTTATACTTTGACGTATTTAGCTGTGGATATGATAACGGTACAAATACGCTGTTTAATATACCGTTACCATCATATATTGCATCTGCAAAAGCTTATAGCGATGTTAAAATTGTTCCTGAAACTACCGATGGGGAAGTAATTGTGTGTAGTGTTGATCTTGCAGACAATGTGTAAATTTTAATACACAACGTTAACAACCAATCCTCCGCGAATATTTTCAATGGATTGTACAGTATTCCAATTATTATCTCGAATTTGTATATTTGTATCGCCAACGCTTATTACATATATATTATTTGAGCCTTTGGCAATAGCGAGTCCTGTTCCTAATATATCTGCTATTCCGTCAGGAAGCTGTATTTTTTGTCCGTTTGAGATACTAGCACTTGAAAATCTCAGAGAACCAATATGACCAGAATAACCAAAATATATTCCATTATCTAATTTTATTTCTGAGCTGTTTTTTATGCTATCATTTAAACCACTCAAATCACTGTTTAAGATATAAAACCATGAAAAGAAAGGACTAAAATTATGAAATTAAAAAC